CCACAGCTCAGTTTTTAGTTAATTTTTCGACAATTTTCCACGGCAAAACCAGCCAGGAGCCAAAAAATGGGTGCTAGAGGACGCAAACCTGCTGCTGAGCTTGCGATCGCAAGCCAAAACGTAGAAAAAATGGACCAAAGACCAGAGCCGCCTGGTGAATTAACGCCAGAGCAGGTCCAAATCTGGCATCAGACAGTCAATTCCCTGCAGGCTGACTGGTTTCGAGGCGAAACGCTCGCTCTGCTGACCCAATATTGCCGACATGTGGTTGAAGCAAGGTATCTTGGCGAATTTATCGAGCAAATGCGGGGCAACGGTGAGACTTTTGATCTTCGCGAGTATGCTGCGATGCTCAGAGCGCGCAAAGGCGAGACTGATGCGATTGCCACTCTCGCCACAAAGTTAAGAATCACGCCCCAGAGCACGACTTCCCACGCCGCCGTAAAACGTGGCGGTGCGAAATCAAGGCCCTGGGACTCCGCTGGGTGAGCTGGTCTGATAAGCCGCTGGCAAAGCCGTGGAATAGTTACAACATCCGATATCTGCGTAATTGTGCCTGGATCGAGCAGCACTGCTTCGTGCCCAGCGGCAAGGACGTCGGACAACCTATCCGCCTGCGGTGGTTTCAGCGTTTATTTTTCCGGGCAATCTTCTCAGACGTTGATCCCTGCAGGCGGGTCATTTTCAGCGTCGGACGGAAAAACGCGAAAACGGCGACCTCCGCGCTCACCGTTGTGCTCAGTATTGCGGGCCCCGAGGCGAGGGATCGGATAAACGCCGAATATTATTCGACAGCCCAGGCTAGAGACCAGGCGGCGATTGTATTTAACCTGGCCGCGAAGATCATCCGTATGAGCCCTGGTCTCTCCGAGTACATCAATATACGGCAATCGGTCAAAGAATTAGTCAACGAAGAGCTGGGAATCACATACAAGGCTCTTTCTGCTGACGCGCCTACTGCATACGGTTTGTCACCCGCCCTGGCTATCCACGACGAGCTGGGGCAGGTCAGAGGGCCAAAATCCGAGCTTTATGAGGCTGTCGAGACCGCTACGGCGGCTCATGATAAGCCTTTAAGCATTGTTATCTCGACGCAAGCGCCAAATGACAGCGATTTGCTCTCAATTTTGATTGATGACGCAAAAAAGCAGAAAGATGCGCGCACAAAGCTGATTTTGTTTGCGGCGCCAGAAAATATTGACCCATTCTCTGAAAATGCGGTCCGCCAGGCTAATCCTGCCCTGGGCGACTTCCAAAATGCGGAAGAAGTCATGGGAATGGCTAACGACGCACGAAGAATGCCGGCTCGAGAGGCAGAATACAGGAATTTAGTGCTCAACCAGCGGGTCGAAGCGTACAACCCGTTTGTGGGTAAACAAATATGGGTGCAAAGTGCGGATCATGGCGTTTTTGTCGGTCAATGCTATGGAGGTCTGGATTTATCGGAGACAAATGACCTTACCTGCTTAATTTTGGTTTTTCCCAGGGACAACACTTACTCGGTTAAATCTTTTTTCTGGCTTCCCGAGGTCGGGCTGTCCGAGCGCTCCAGGAAAGATCGCGTTCCCTACGATCTGTGGGCAAAAGAAGGATTTTTGCTTACCACTCCTGGAAAAAGCATCGAATATGAGTTTGTCAGCCGTTTTATTGCAAATCTGTTCAATGAGTACGACATACGCAAAATTGCGTTTGACAGATACAACATGAGGCACTTGCGCCCCTGGTTAGTGAAGTCCGGACTATCCCAGGCACACATTGACGACCGTTTTGTCGAGTTCGGGCAGGGATTTGTCTCGATGAGTCCAGCGCTGCGGGTGCTCGAGTCACTGCTGCTAAATGCCAAGCTGGCGCATGGAAACCATCCGGTGCTTACTATGTGTGCTGGTAATTCTGTCGTAAAAACAAATGAAGCCGGCGATCGAAAACTTGATAAGGCCAAATCTCGAGGCCGTATTGACGGTATGGTCTCTCTAGCGATGGCATGCAGCCTGGCGAGCGAAGAAGCCAACAAATCCAGGGTTTTCCCCATTGACCTGGAGCAAATAGCCGTTGATTAAGAAGATTGCGGGCATGTATGCCCTTAAAGATGGTTCGATGTCCTTTGTATGGCTCGAGCTAGACACGAACACGGATACCGTAAGAGTGTACGACTCCTGTGTCTTTAAAACAGAGGTGCCTGCAATAATCGCAGAGGGAGTGCGCGCTCGAGGTAGATGGGTGCCGATTGGCTGGAATAACCAGGAGATGATGCAGTGCTTACTGGATAGAGGCTGCAAAATGTTACCTGATGCGACGAGTGATACGGACGAATACGCCGAGGTCATCAGCCGCGAGATCTGGGAGCGCATGCGTTCACAGCGGTTTAAGGTCGATCGAAAACTTACGGCCTGGTTTGAAGAAGCCAGTACCCTGGAGCGAAGCGACAACAAAATTCCCAGGGACTCACACCCGCTAATCGCGGCGACCAGGATGGCAATCGCAAATCTGGAAAACGCCAAATCAAAACGACGATATCGTCACAAACCACAACCACAGGCAGCAATTATATGATATTAGCGCTTAGTAAACGTGTCCAGGAGCTTGAGGAGCGTCTGGATAGACTTGAGAAACAAGAGGCTGAGAGTCTTGCACACACAGACCAGGTCAGCAAGAAATCGGAAAACAACCGAATCGATCAAGTGCTCGATGGGGTGATACGCAATGGTCAAGCCGCGAAAAGGCAAGGCAAAAGTAAAAATCGTCAAATCGACGGGTAAGCGAGTCAGTTACGGCCAGGCTGGTCGCGCAAAGGACGGTGGCCCCCGAGTCCGCCCTGGATCTGCCAAAGGCGACTCATATTGTGCTCGCAGTCTGGGGCAAATGAAAAAACATCCAAAAGCGGCGCGTAATCCTAACAGCCCGCTTCGTTTGTCGCGCAAGCGCTGGAAATGCAAAGGAGCCAAGAGTGCCCGTTAAGAAAAAAGCAAAGAAAAAGTCGAAGACAAAGTCTCGCGTCAATGAGGCTGGAAACTACACTAAGCCCACTATGCGTAAGAATCTTTTTAACAAAATTAAGGCAGGATCACGCGGGGGCAGACCTGGACAATGGAGTGCTAGGAAGGCTCAATTGCTTGCTGCAGAATATCGTAAGAAAGGCGGAGGCTACACAAGCTGATGGGAATGGGAGTCAAGCACTACCGAAAAGATGGCACAGAGTTTAAGGGTAGATATCACAAGATGCCTGATGGAAGTCTGCACTCGGGGGCGACGCACAGTAAATCCAGCAAGCCCTTGTTCCATTTTGGAGATCTCACGAAAAAAGCGAAAGAGAAAGCAAAATCCTCCTGGGGCAAGTGATGGCATTAAAAAAATCTCAGAGATCTTTAAAAAATTGGTCGAAGCAAAAATGGCGCACCAAGTCGGGTAAGCCCAGCCTCAAAACGGGCGAAAGATATCTTCCCGAAAAAGCTATCAAGGCGATGTCGTCGGAGGAGTATGCGGCGACAACCAGGAAAAAACGCAAGGATACAAAAGCCGGTAAACAATTTTCTAAGCAACCAAAAAAAACCGCTAAAAAAACTAGGCGGTATAGGAGTTCCTAATGCCAGGTAACAAATACAACATGCCCCGAAACAAGCCAGCTACGCGCTCAGCTCCAAAAAGAAATGGCAAGAAAGCCAAGAAAAAACCAACGAGATAATTATCGATGGCATTAAGCGATCGCGAGATCATTAGCATTGTCGACGGTGAATTTGAGGATGCGATGGGCGCGCCTAACGGCGATATATCGAAAGAGCGCGCCCTGGCATACGATTTCTACAATTCCCGACCACTCGGTAACGAGATTGCAGGCAAAAGCCAGGTTGTGACCAGCGACGTCGCAGAGGTGGTCGACGGCATTATGCCGAGCCTAATGAGAATGTTTGCGACGGATGAAAATCTTGTAAGTTTTGATCCGGTCAACCAGGAAGACGAGCGTTTGGCTCAGCAGGAAACTGATTACACGACATATCTATTCTTTCGCAAAAACAAAGATGCATTCATGACGCTGCACAACTGGTTTTTCGATGCTCTTTTGCAAAAAAATGGATACGTCAAAGCATATTTCGACAACTCAGAAATAATAACGGAAGAAACTTATAAGGGTCTTACAGAGGATGAAGCCCTGGCGCTGCTCAGCGATGAGGAGCTTGAGCCCATTGAGCGAGATGAAAGAACGACAGAAACGGTTATTAACAACCAACTGGTGCGCGTCACGCTGCACGATATTAGATTCAAGAGGACCAGCACAAGCGGGCGGATCCGCGTCGAGAACGTGCCCCCTGAAGAATTTAGAATTAGCTCGGATGCGACAAAGGTAGACCCCGACGAGGCGAGGATGGTTGGGCATGAGCGTCTAGTTTCTCGATCAGATCTTATCGCAATGGGGTTTGACGCCGACATCGTCATGAATCTGCCCGCAAAAGGCTACGAGCATGACTCGGAGGAAAAGATTGCTAGGCGGGGCCTGGATGATCAACGAGAAGGATATTCTGACCCGTCGCAAGTGGAAGTCGAGGTCAGGGAGGCCTATGTCAAACTGGACGTCAACCAGGACGGTAAATCAGAGCTGCGTCAAATATTTATCAGCAACGGCCAGCTTTTGAGCAACGAGCCGGCGGATCGGCAACCATTCCACGCACTTTGCTCAAAGCCTTTGCCACACAAGCATTTTGGCACTTGCCCTGCAGAGATGGTGATGGATATCCAGGAAGTCACCACAACTTTGACTAGGCAGATCCTCGACAATTTGTATCAAACAAACAACCCAGGACATGCAGTGTACGAACAGGCGATCGGAGAGACCACTCTCGACGACCTGATGACTACAGAGGTCGGTCGTATTGCTATATTTGATCGTCCCATAGGCGAGAGCTACGCGCCTATGACGGTGCCTTTCACAGCGGGTCAGTCCTTCCCGATGCTGAATCGCTATGAGCAAGTCAAGCAGGACAGGACAGGCGTAACCTCTGCCAGCGATATGCTTGATCCAGAGGCTCTGAAAAAAGTGCAGCAATCAGTAATGACGCAGAGCATGGATATTGCGAACGGCAAGATTGAGATGATTGCGCGTATCTTTGCCGAATCAGGCATCAAATCTCTTTTCCTGCACATGCATGAGCTTATCCGCAAGCATGTCGACAAGGTCGAGGTCGCAAAACTTAGGGGAGAGTGGGTGGAGGTGGACCCATCTTCTTGGCGCGACAGGCTCGATGTGAGCGTTAATATCGGAATAGGCATGGGCAGTCGACAAAGCAATCTTATGCACTTGACGGCGATCCAGGGGCTCCAGGCGCAGCTCGCAGCTACCGATGGTTTGAACATGACCGTCACGCCAAAAAATATTTACAACACCGCCGCAGAAATTGTGCGGAATGCTAACCTAAAGGATCCGACCAAATACTTCACCGATCCTGGAGACCAGCTTGCACCGCCGCCTAATCAAGAGATGATTGCGGTACAGCAACAACAAAATCAAATCGCCCAGGCGCAGCTTAACCTGGCGCAAGAAAAGCAAGCGATAGATCGCACTCGGGTCGAGGTCAGGGCGCAGCAGGAACAAATGCGGATGATGCTCGAACACCAGCGCGAGATTACCCGACTGCAGCAATCTAAAGAGCGTGACGACGATCAGACCAAGATTGCTATAGAAAAACTGCACCAAGAATTGATAAAGATGGAACTAGACTTTAAAACAGATATTGCGCCGGCTGATTTTACCTACAACCCACTGACCGGAGAATTGACAGATCGTGAGCAACCGGAGACTTAGTCGCGCAAGATCGATTCAAAAGGAAAATCTAAAAACACAACTAGACCGACGATATCGTCAGGTACGCGAGTTTTTCCAGGCGGTAACAGCGAATATGTCACCATTGGAAAAGGCTGCCATTGCCTCAACTCCGGTTCCACTTCTGGGAGATGCTCTGGGACTAACCGCAGATATGGAGATGTATTTCACTGATCCAGATTCGCGCAACTTTTTTAATATTGCTATGACCGGCGCATCCTTGCTTCCGTTTGTCCCTCCTCGGTCAGTCCAGGGACCAATGAAAGCGGTCCAAGAGTCAGTCCAAAATTTCAGAGGTCAGCGGCGGATGAATCCTAATCTGGATCAGTCCACTGCAGCGAGAATGGCTCGAGCGGCTGAGCAGGGATTTAAGGGTCCGTATTATCACGGAGCCCAAAGAATGGATCGGGTGCTAGAAACAGGTCAGCTAGATCCAGCCCGAGCTACAAGCGGCCCTATGCCTTATTTCACAGACAATCCTGATTTAGCTTCGAGCTATGCAAAGGGAAAGCCAGACACAAGCCTGGCGCTAGACGATTACTCACAAGCGTTTGAAGTAGATGCAAGTGACCTGGGACTTAATCGCACTGGCCGTATTACAGTCGAGCAAGCCTACTATTCGCTCCCTACGGCAAAGAAGGCGGAAATCTTAGAGAAAGCCAAGCGGATCGGATACGCAGACATAGACCAGGCTACTGGTAAGCTGACATTGCATCCAGAGGGCGTGAAAGGGCTTCCAAGTTCGGAAGAGCACTTTGATTACATTATGAGAACGTCAGCCAGGGGCAACCCACTAGCGGCGCTACGAGAAATCTGGCTGGACTCAGGCAATTTGTATGGCGAAGAAGAGCTAATGGAAAATGTCTATAAGCTGACTGGATTTGACGCCCCAATTAGTCAAATAAGTGCGCCCTGGACAGAAGCCTCTGCGGTGCTACCGTCCATGATCCGAATGGAAAGACCTTTAAATACTGCTGATTCTCAAGCAGTAAGTGCCCTGATACCTAAGCTGCAGAAAGCCTTTTCGGATCCTAAGTTTAACCAACGAGCACCAGACGCTCTTGGCGCAGATCAGTTTGATAAAAGAGTGAGGTTTACACCAAAAGAATGGGTAGACCAATTAGCTAAAGACGTCGAAGCTGGCGAAAACTCTTTCGTATGGACTTCTATACCGGATGAGGTTACTACAGAGCTGAAAAAGATGGATTACGACGGAATCATTGATCGCAGCGGCAAGATGGGAGCTGGCGGTGAACACGATGTAATAATTCCATTTGAGCCTAACCAGGTACGGTCAATAAATGCAGAATTTGACCCAGAAAAAATAGACAGCGCTGACCTTTTATCAGGGCTTCTCACTACGCGAACCGCAGATATAGCTTAAAGTAAAAGCATTTCTTCAAACCAAAGGAACGCAGATGGCCGATAAAACACAAGCGCAGATTGAGCTGGGGCAAAAAGCAAAAAACCTTCTTGACAACGAGCTGCTAAATAAATGGTGGCAGCAAGCAGAAAAAAATCTTTTTGAGCAATTTAAGAAAGTAAGCATCACCGACAGAGATGCTTTACTGGAGCTGAAGGCCCTGGTTGATGCTCAGCAGTCAATGAAAAATGATTTCACGCGCTACGTCGCAATGGGCAACGCAGCAAAAGCAAAGGTGCAAAATAAATGAGTGAAGAAGTTACCTCAACACCAGAGGAAAACAAGCCAAGTCTAAGCCTTCTCGCAAAAGAGGCGTTTGGGTCCAACTATTACGGCGAAGTCCAGGAAAAAGCTCCTGATCCTGCGCCAGAGCCCAGTGCGGAGCCTGAACAAGAGGCCCAAGCGCAACTGGAGCTTGAAGAAGCACCGCCACAGGAAATCGAAGAGCCTAATAAAGAAGAGGTCCAGGCTCCACAACCCGAGCAACAGCAGGAAGAGACACCCATTTCTTCTTTGCAAGAGCTGATCGACCACGCCAGTTATGATCCAGAATGGTTCAATAGCTTGCAGGTCGATGTGAAAGTCGACGGTGAATCGTCGAAAGCAAAACTTAGCGACATTGTGAAGTCCTACCAGATTACCAGTGCTGCTGAGAAGCGTCTTAACGACGCAAAAGAGAAAGCCAAAACGCAATATCAAGCATTGGCTGACAAACAGCAGGAGCTAGACGCTACAGTCTCAATTGCTGCTGCAGTGCTCGAACGACAAAAAGAGCGAATTACCGAAGAGGAAAAAACCATTGATTGGTCTAGCCTTCGGACCCAGGATCCTGCTGAGTGGTCGGCGAAACAACAAGAGTTCGCCAATCGCAAAGCGGCGGTCGATCGCGAAATTATGTCGGTACATCAAGCGCTGCAACAGAAGCAGCAAAAAGACTTGCAAGAAGCAGAGCAAACCAGAGCTGCGCAATTGCAAGCCGAAGCGCAAAATCTGCTGGAGAAGCTGCCTGAGTGGTCCGACCAGGAGGTTGCAGAGAGAGAGAAGGGTGAGGTAAGCGATTACCTGGTCTCACTTTCCTTTACTCCCGAAGAGGTCGCCAGGGCATCTGATCATAGATTGGTCATTATGGCTCGCAAAGCAATGCTTTACGACAAAATGCAAAGTAAAGCTGAGCCAGCCAAAAAGAAATTGGTGACGATACCCAAGACATTAAAGCCTGGGGTCTCGAAACCCGTTGATCCTAACCAAGCAAAGCTGACAGAGGCAAAGAAAATTTTGTCCAAAAATCCAAACGGTCGTAATGCCGAGGATGCAGCGCTTGCTATCTTGAAATTGCGAAGAGGTAAGTAAAAATGGCACAGCCAAGTAATACACACGCAACAAACGACATGAATGAGATGCGGGAAGATTTGTCTGACATTATTTATGACGTCAGCCCTGTCGATGTACCCTTTCTCAGCTCCGCCCGATCCATGACGGCAACATCAACAAAGCACGAGTTTCTCACAGACTCACTCGCCGCAGCAGCGTCAAACGCTGTGATCGAGGGTGATGATGCGACTACTGATGCGTCGGCCTCTACTACCAGGCTGTTCAACCATACTCAGATATCCGACAAGGTTGCTCGAGTCACTGGTACCGCTCGAGCTGTTGACGCCGCTGGATACGGCGACGCGATGGACTATCAAATGATGAAGCGAGCTAAAGAGCTAAAGCGCGATATCGAAAAGTCTATCCTGGACAACAAAGCCTTTAATGCCGGTGATGACAGCACCGCCCGACAGTGTGCGGGTGTCCCTGCTTACATTATCACCAACATCGATGAGGCATCTGACGCAACGACCGCCAACGGCACAGGTTCCAACGCGCACACTGATGGAACCGCCAGGGCGTTTACTGAAGATCAACTCAAGACAGTGCTCCGCAAGTGCTTTGACGAGGGCGGCACACCCGATGTGTTGATGATCGGTGCTTTTAATAGACAGGTGGCGTCGTCATTCTCTCAGGGCAGGACCAACATGCAGATGGCAGAGGACGAGACACTCCATGCTAGCTTCTCTGTGTACAGCTCTGATTACGGCGATCTGCGTATTATTCCCAATCGGTTCATGGAAGCCAGGACAGCACTTGTCCTAGACCTGGACAACTGGGGCGTCGCATTTCTCCCTGGCCGAAACATGGTCACTACTGAACTCGCTAAGACTGGCGACACGGATAGAATGCAAATTTTAGCCGAGTACACAGTCCATGCTGGGCAGGAGAAATCAAGTGGTGCAATCTACGATTTAACCACTAGCTAACCCTTGAGACTTTAATGGGGCCTTCGGGCCCCTTTTTTGGGAGAAATGAAATGGCATACCCATATGTACCCCCCGTCCAAAACAGATTTGTGACGGTTAAATTGGCGGACGTAAGCACAGCGGGACAAGTGTTTGTTGCGCCTGGGTTTAACGGTCGCATCCGTAAAATTACAACGGCGCTTGGCGCAGCTATATCTACGGCTGATGCTGGACTAACCGCAAAGATCGGCGGCGTGGCAGTGACAGGCGGAACTATCACGATCGCTCAATCAGGCAGTGCAGCAGGCGATTTAGATTTCTGTCTGCCGACCGGAGCAAACAATTTTACCGATGCGCAAACCATTGAAATCGAAACTGACGGCGCCAGCAGCACAACCGCTGAAGTCGTGATAACTATGGAACTGGAGCCGGCATAATGATTTCAAGAGAGATATCCTCCTTTGTGGCGACGGACGCGGACAACAACGCCACTTCTACCGCTACGAGAGCAGCTCCATCAGAGGGGCTGAGCCACTTTATAACAAGTGTTTCGGGCGGATACTCTGGCGCTGCGGCTGGCAAAACTTTGATATTGAAGGAAGGCAGCACTGAAGTCGGTCGATGGTATGTACACGACTCATTTAATTTAAGTTTTTCGAGTCCGATCAAGCTATCGCCTGGAACGGTCGCAAACCTGGAGCTGGAGGCATCCGGATCTGGAGGTGTGACGGGTGCAGTCACTATGACGGGGTACACGGTGTGAAGTTAATTGATGCCGAGAAAGCCCAGGGGATCGTTACGAAAACCTGGGCACACACCAATGCGGATGGTAAGCCTGCGATCACCACACAGACTATCCAGGACGCCGAGCCTAGTATGCGACGCGCAAAAAAATTAGCGCAGAACAACACTAGCAAGGACTTCAGATTCGCTGCTGACATACCCGCTAACATTGTCAATGACGTTACCTACCAGGCGGCTAAGCTCTGGGGGGTGCGTCCGAAGGTTGCGTTCGAGGAGATCTTGGCGGCTAAGACTGACAGAAGCAAGAGTATCTGGCAGACACTGCTCAAAGGTCGTGAGTACAGAAAATTTCAAGCAGGGAATTATTGATGGCGCTTGATACCTACGATGCATTGAAAGCTGCTATCGCTGATCATCTTGATCGCGATGACTTGACGAGCGCTATACCGGATTTCATCCGATTGGCTGAGTCTCGACACCGTAGAGATTTTCGCATCAGAGAGATGATCACTAGGGAAACACTTACAGTCAATGCACGACAGATAGCTTTGCCCACTGGGTGCCTGCAGCCAATTGGACTCAGGCTAATGACTAATCCTGTCACAGTGCTAAGACCTGTTTCGTATGATCGCATGGCAGCTCTTTATGAGCAGACCTCTGGCAAACCCAAGCACTACACTATCAGCAATGACATTGAATTTGACCATGTGCCAGATCAAACGTATTCGGCTGAGATTTTGTTTTACAAGCAAGAGACAGCGCTAAGTGACACTAACGCTACTAACAACATACTTGATAAAGTGCCCGACGCTTACTTGTATGGTGCTCTGGCAGCAAGTGCTCCATTCCTAATGGACGACCCGCGCATAGTCACTTTTAATGCGTTCTACCAGGACGCGCTACAGCAAGCCAATCGAGTTTCTAAAACAAGAGTGCCTGGTCCAATGGTTTCTAAACCTGTCGGGTCCACTCCATGATTATTCCTTTTGTCGACTGGCAACCTGATGCAGTGGACTTTGGCGCCCAGGGCAGCGCTATCATAACAAACGCGGTGCCGGCAGAACGCAGCTTCCAGCCCTTCCCGAGCTTTGCGCAGTTCAGCAATGCGATCGACAGTAGGCCCAGGGGCGGTATCGAAGCCTTCGACAGAGATGATGTTTCGCATTTGTATGTGGGAAACGAAACTAAGCTCTTTGAGCTAGACAGCTCCAACTTCACATTCACAGACCGTACAAACACCGGAGGCGCATACAGCACAGGTGCAGGCCAGGTTTGGAATTTTGTCAGATTTAAAAACAAAATCCTGGCTACTAATTTCAGTAACAACATACAACAGAAAGACATGGCGACGTCCGTTGCCAATTTTACAGACCTAACCAGCGACTTCCGCGCAAAAAATATTACTGTGATTGGCGACTTTGTTGTTTGTAGCAATACTTTCGACAGTAGCGACGGAAACGTACCAAACAGGGTGCGGTGGTCTGGCATCAGCAATGAGACTCAATGGACCGTCAGCTCTTCAACACTTAGTGATTTTCGGGATCTGACAACTGGCGGTCCGATACGAGCAATCACTGGTGGAGAAGTCGGCATTATTGTGAGTGAGCGCTCTATATTTCGTATGACCTTTGTGGGCGCGCCTGTTGTATTCCAAATCGACGAGATACTGCCTGATATTGGCACAGTAAGTGGCGGATCAGTGACGGCCCTGGGTGACAATGTTTATCTTATTTCTGACCAGGGCTTTCTTGAGATAACGGCAAACGGTACCGGCGTTAACCCTATTGGGGCTGGAAGAGTCGATCAGTGGTTCCGAGCGAACTTTGATGACAATTTCCCTGATCGTGTTTTTAGCTTACCGGACCCGACAAACAACAGAATTATTTGGGCGTTCCCTGGTCCCTCAAACGAAGGCGGTCGACCAAATAAAATTGTGATTTACGACAAAACTTTTAATAAGTGGGCGCTGGTCGAAGATGATGTTGAAATGATACTGCGGGCAAAAGGCTTTAGCGTAACGCTGGAGAACTTGCCCTCTCTGGGATTTACAAATTTAGACACGATACCAATGTCATTTGACTCAGGCATATTTACGGCGAACGGTCAGATTGCAGCTTTCGACAAAAACTTAAAACTCGGTTTCTTTGCTGGCGATAGCAAATCAGCGACCCTGGAGACAGGAGAGATCGCACTTAACGCTGGATCAAAAACTGGATTAAGTGCATTCCGCCCGCTGGTCGTTGGCGGTTCTGTAACTGCCCAGGTCGGACACCGAAGTAAACTAGCAGACGAAGTTACCTTCACGGATACTCTGAGTCCAACAAGCTCTGGAAGGATAACGAAGAGAGTGAACGACTGCTATCACAGATTTCGCATCACCTGCAGCGGTTTGTGGGAGGACGCGATTGGGGTTGAGGTTGACAGGGTAGACGCGCAATCTCGAGGGCGTCGTGCCTGATTTAAAGCAACGGGGTGATGCGCCCCTGCAGATGAATAATGCGTCAGATCACCGCCGTCGGATAGCAATGCGAGCTAACGTGGGTCTGCCCACTGACGGCACAAAGGCTATGACTCAGCCTTTGATTCTTGCGGCGTATACGGTCGCGACGCTGCCGGCTGCAAACGAATGGTTGTATGGGCTAATTTATGTAACAAATGAAACTGGCGGGGCAATACCAGCCTTTAGCGACGGCACCAACTGGCGCCGGTTTACCGATCGAGCAATAGTGAGCTAGAGGAAAATATGGCGACACAAGCAGAGTTACAGGCGCTGCAGGACTTAGTGAACAATGTCCTGGTGGATGGCGTCACAAATGCCGAGGCGCAGCGTGTCCTCGAGTCTGCAAATAATATTGGGGTGACACCGCAACGATTGGCGCTTCTTAGTGGTTTACCTGAAACTGAGGTGCGCGCAGCAATTGACCAATTTAGTCCAAACAATCCGCTGCTAAACTATGACGTCGGTTTCACCAATCCAATAACCACTCCAAGTGCGCCGGCTGCAAACACTGCGACAACAGCAGCGACCACTCCAGCAGCGACAGCCCCAGCGGCAAATGCCCCAGACATTTCCTTTACTGGCGATCAAGTGCTCACGGCGCAGGCGATGGGCCAGAATCTATTCAACAACAATCCTGGCGCTTTAGGCTTCAATGATTTGAATCCTATTATTACTGGTAGTGATAATGTCACGCAGACAGCAATACCAGAATTTTTGAAGCCCATTCTCGCCGACGCCGCTAATGTGCAGCAAGGCGCCCTGCAGTCCTATCTCACTCTTTTGTCACAAGACAACGCCCTTCTTTCGCCGTTCAATCAAAACCAGAACGCCGCCCTGGCAATGCAAGCCGACCTGGCGCGCAACGATCCAAATAATTTTTTGGGCACTACGCAAAACGTCTTGCAGGAAGCTGCCCTGGGGGAAGAAGTTAATCCGCTGTTTAATCGTGGGCGGACTTTGCTTGAGTCTCAGGACATACTCGGCGATCTGCGCAACATGGGCCGGTCCAATCCCTTAGAGATCGTGCGAGGCGAGATGGACAGCCTTGCTGGGATAGCTCGGGGAGATAACAACATATCTGGTGTGGGCAGAAGTGCTCTCGAGCGGACAGCTCAAGGCGACTTTTTGTATGGCGGCGAAGGATTTAACGCTGCCCTGGACGCCGCAACCCGAGCTGCAATGCCAGGAATAAATTCTAGGTTTGCTCTGGGAGGCGGCTCGGGAGCTGTTGATGGCGGTTTAGCTCAGACAGCAAGAACACAAGCGGTCGCGGATGCTTTTGCGCGTCAATACGGCCAGGAGCGGGCTAATCAATTAGCAGCAGGCAACCAGCTTCTAAGCGATCAAAATAGAAGGACCAGTCAACAGATCGCAGCGGGCGGACAATTAGGTACCCTCGCCCTTGGGAATACTGCGCAAATGCAGAATGCTCTGAACACCGCACTTAGAGGCAGTCAGAATGCAGGCACAGCACTTGCCAATGCAGCGAACCAGGAAAGAGCAAGACAATTGAACGCTGCGCTAAGACTGCCCCAGGTTGGATTGTTGAACTCACAGATTCTTGGATCGGTTGGTGACAGACAGCAGGCCCAGGAAACTGCTCGCCGGCAAGCAAACGCCCAGGCAATGCAAAACTTGCTTACCGGCAGCTTTGGCGCGATTAATCCTAATTCGCTGTTTGGAAACATACAGTCCGTTACGACAAACCAAAATCGAGGATTATCAGGTTTAGGCGGAGCACTGGCAGGCGCCCAGCTTGGCACTATGGTTCCAGGTCTTGGCCCTGGAGTCGGCGCTCTCGCCGGCGGATTGTTGGGAGCATTTGGATGATAGAACAATTTCGTGGATTACTCGAAGCAATAGGTAACAGAGCAAATCAGGTCGGAGAAGCCTTACCGCAATTGCAGGCAAGTCCTGCTTTTAACCTGGGAGTGGGTTTGCTGGCTGCAGGGGGTCGTCGCCCTGGGCAGCGAGTATCTTTCGGACAGGGGCTTTTGGAGGCACAAGATTATGCGTCCAAAAAGCAGGCAGACTTCCAAACGCTCGAGGCAAACAGGATGGCGCTTGAACAAGCGACTAAGCAGCGCCAGGCTCAACAAGGATTATTAGATCTCATGAATGCCTCTAATATACCGCCCTCGATCCGCAGACCTGGACTTCTTCAGCAGCAGCAGAGACAGATGATGCCACTCTTAGCCGCAGCAGATCCGCAAGGATTCACCCAGGCCATGACCTCAAGTTTGTTAGCTCCGCCGACTGAGCTGCCCAGTGATGTAAGGACTATGCAGTTCCTTGCAGAAAATCCAGAGATGATGTCAACCTACCGGCAGATGCAGGGTAACAATGATCAACTATCTCAAATAATAGATCTTATGCAAATTCGCGCGATGAATCAGGAATTTGATACTGCTGAAGACGAATTGGATAGATTGCGCACAGAGGAAGACCAGACGGCCAGAAACCTATTGTTAGGTGGTGTAAAAGTCTTGGATAGCGAGGTCAAATTCGCTGATGTGGGAGGTAGCCACGGTCCTTCTATTGCAGGTTTAACAAACCTCAATTTTGCAGGAATGATAGAGGGAGTGTCGCCAGGTACAGTCCCTGGCGCAAAAGCTAGAGGTGAGGCGCAAGGGGAGCTGGAGAAAAATTTGGCGGACTTTAGAAATATTGCCGCGCCACAGGGCTCAACGAATTTCGCGCTACAGCAGAGCGCAGAGGCTCAAGCAACGATGAATCAGCTACCGGCTGTCAATGTTGGTGTAGTTAAGCAAAGGCTAGAAAATGTCTTGTTTTCTTATCAGGCGCTGACGGACGAAGAATTTACCAAAAGGTTTGGTATTACCAGGAGTAAAATTAGAGAAGCGATAGAGAACGCTGAAAATAAATTTGCAGCTCAAAACTTAGGGATAACGGAGCAGCCGCCGGCTGTAAATGTTGGCGCTGGACAAGTAGGCAGGGTCATTTCTGATGACGAGTTAAGGGATTTTGAGTGAGGGGCACAAATGGCTGCAGAAGGTGACATAAAAACCCACAAGATTACCGGCGAAAAAATTATTTTTACTGGCAATCAGTGGAGAGCAATCCCTGAGAGCGCAGGCGGTACGTTTGTGCGATCTGCTGCGACACAAGCAATCGACAATTTATCAAACATTCCTTCCGCCCTGGGCAATTTTGCTATACAAGAATTTGACCGTTTTACAAATCCTGTTCAAGAAGCGGTTAATTTAGGCGCTTCCGCCCTGGGCATGAATAAACCCTTTAACACTGAAATGTATGCTGGCAACACGGGGCAAGGTTTAATTGATATGCCAAAGATTAACCTGCGTGTAGACCCCAAAGCAGATGAGCCCGCTGCAAACCTTCCGCAGATTCCTATGGCTAACTTAGGTGATGAAGCAATCGCGGCTGCTGCGATGGTTAATGATCGGATACCCTTCGCGCCCTCGGGTAACATACCGCAGAGTTTCCAGGAGACAGTCGCCAGGCAAGCATACACAAGAGAAAGGCAGGCAGAACAAAATCCACTATCAGCGCTTGCTGGTCAAATTACTGGAGATGCAGCCTCCCTGGTTGCAGCAAGAAGTCCCATTGCCCGCCATCGAGGACAAGCTGCGATTATACAACGCGCCAATATAAACAGAGCAATTAATCAAAAAGCACAAGCAGGTTTTGCGGGTGCAGAAGACATTGCGGGGGCGGTCACAAATCCCGCTAATCGAAATCTTCGTCGAGCAATCACTGACAGTCTTAAAAATTTTGGCGCAGCAAGATATGGCGCGACAAGGGGCAAAAGAGTGATTGAGGCGGGTGCAGAAGGCTATCTTTTGGGCCTAATGAACGATCAGGATCCTATGGAATTAGCAGCCTTTGGCGCTGGTCTGCAAGGTGCTGGATCAATAGCTTTGAGTCTGCTTACCTTACCGCTAGGACCAACATTTAAATCTGCTGGTCTGCGAGTCGTTGGAGGTGCTGTAGCGTTTGCTGGAATTACGCAATTGTTAGATATGTTTGGAATTGGTGAAAATCGGTCATTTTTGCAGGATGTGCAGGGCGGGTTTGAAAAAATCGCATTGACTATGGCCGCTGCCGTACCATTTGCCCTGATGGGGACTGGAAGAATTACCAAGCCAGAGAAAATTTCTGCAGCTATTCCAGGAATAATGGATTCTATCAGTTCTTTCCAACGTGGCGCCGCCATGTCTGCTTTTGGTGAATACTTTGATGACAGTCAGACTAAGGAAGTTATGGATAAGTACATGACTGATCCGTATTACTTTGGACCAACAGCCGCGAGGCAGATTGATAGAGCCCTAAGAAATGAAAGTGTCAGCCTTACGACTACCATCGAGCGACTACGCCAAAACCAAAATTTTATAGATAAGTTAGAGGCACTATGAGCAATATAAGTCAGCACTCAACAACGGCGTCCAGTAACAATTCGGCAGCTCCGAATGGCGCGCCCGAGGGCATGTCGCCTAGTGGCGTCAATGATGTCATTCGCGAAAATATGGCGGCTGGCGCTCGAGTTTACCAGGACCAAAAAGGTGCCCTGGTAACTTCAGGAAGTGCAACCGCATACACTTTAACAACTAATAACACCCACGCGCAGCTCGGCGATATAGGGCTCACAGTGTGTCGCATTCACACCGCAAACACCGGCTCAGCGACATTGGCAGTCGACAGTCTGACAGCAAAACCCATGAAAATGGAAGGAGCTGCACTGGCCGCTGGTGATTTGCCTGCTGATGTGATGATCGCGTTTGTATACAACTCGACGTCCGATTGCTTCGATGTGTTAAGTGTTGCGAAAGTAATAGTAAATTACAGCGCCAGCTCTTCGACGGTTCCCAGCGCTTCCGATCTTGTCCAGGGCGAATTATTTCTCAACACAGCCGACAAAAGACTTTTTAGTAAAACCTCGAGCGCCGTCATTGAGGTCGGTATATCGCCAACATCTTTGACAACAGGCACGTTAGACGTTTCTGGCGCTGCCAACTTTACCAGTTCACTTACAGCGAACTCTTCTCTAAGTAGTAGCAATGCCGTCATTACAGGCGGTACTGTGAATGGTGTCGTGATCGGCGGTTCTAGTGCGCAGGCGATCACCGGCACGTTAATTACTGCTACGACTAATTTCTCTGGATCCCTGGTCGGAAATGTAACTGGCAACCTTACAGGCAACGTCACGGGCAATGTGACAGGTGATTTGACTGGAAACGTCACTGCCAGCAGCGGGTCCAGCACTTTCAACGACATGACCATCAACGGGACTTTGTCTTTTAGTTCGACAGAACTCACAGGTCTTGCCACGCCAACTGCATCAAGCTCTGCGGCAACTAAAGGCTACGTTGATACTGAAATAACAAATCTGGTCGGCGGTGCTCCTGGCGCGCTCGATACGCTAAACGAATTAGCCGCAGCTCTTAATGACGATGCAGCATTCAACACCACGGTAACAAATTCAATTGCAGAAAAACTGCCATTAGCGGGCGGCACAATGAGTGGCGCGATCGCAATGGGGACCAATAAGATTACTGGGCTAGATAGCGGCACGGCCACGGGTGATGCAGTAAACAAAGGACAGCTCGATGCGAAACTAAATCTGTCAGGCGGCACCATGACTGGCAATATTGTTTTGGGGTCGAATTCCATTACCTCGACAGCAACGCCATCTTCCGCCGATGAGCTGACCAGGAAAGGATATGTTGACGGTATCCTGGGCAGTTCGACTGCTGCAGCTACATCCGCTGCCGCTGCTGCTACAAGCGCATCGAATGCGGCGACCAGTGAGACAAATGCGGCATCCAGCGCCACTTCGGCGGCTGCAAGCGCGACCTCTGCAGCGGCATCGTATGATTCTTTTGACGATAGATACCTGGGCGCCAAGTCATCCCCGCCCAGTGTGGATAATGATGGCGATGCATTAGTTACTGGCGCTCTGTATTTCGACACGACCGCAAATGAAATGCGCGTGTATAACGGCTCATCATTTGTCGCTGCAGGAAGTGCAATCAACGGCACAAGCTCGCGGCAAACCTATACGGCAACAGCCGGTCAGACTACGTTTGCTATTACTTACGACGTCGGTTTTGTTGATGTTTACCTAAACGGTGTCAAGCTGCTAGCGTCAACCGACTTCACGGCAACGTCAGGAACTAATGTTGTTTTAGCCAGCGGCGCGGCGGCTGGTGACATTGTAGATATGGTCGCATTTGGCGCTTTTAGTGTTGCAAATGTTTATACGCAAGCAGCGTCGGATGCTAGATACACTCAAATATCAAATAACCTTTCCGATCTCAACAATGCTGGCACAGCTAGGACAAATCTCGGTCTTGGCACAATCGCGACTGCGGCGACTTCTGATTACGCTGCAACTTCAAACAATTTAAGCGATCTAGCGAGTGCGTCAACAGCCAGGACAAACTTAGGTCTTGCCATAGGGTCAAACGTGCAAGCGTATGACTCAAATCTGACTTCGTTTCTTACTGCTCTGGATCTCCCAACATCTGACGGAAGCAATGGTCAGGCAATCGTAACAAACGGTTCTGGTACACTCAGTTTTGCGGATACGAGTGGTAAAGTCTTTGGTACTCCAACTAATACAACGCCAGCACAAGGAGCGACTGCCGTTGCGCTAAGACCAACTCTTACAGCAAGCGCTTTTATTAATTTAGATGGTCTTACGATGGCAGCGGCGCAGTGGCAAATATCTACGGCGTCTGATTTTAGTTCTACTGTTGTAAGCAGTGGTGATGTAGCGGGAACATCTACGTCTTTCACAGTTAGCTCATCTGATGTTCTCGCAGCAGAAACTGTGCATTACTGGCGAGTGCGCTACAAAGATTCTGCGGGTAATTATTCTGATTACAGCACAGGTACATCGTTTACCACTGGTGTAGCGGCGGGACAACAGGCTTACACATCGGCAGGAACATACAGTTGGACTGCACCAGCAGGTGTAAGTTCTGTTTGCGTAGTAGTAGTCGGTGCAGGTGGATCAGGTAGGAAAGACCACGATTCTTGCGGCGGTGGCGGTGGCGCTTTGGCTTATAAAAATAATATTTCAGTGACTCCTGGTTCTAGTTATACAGTCGTCGTTGGATCACCAGGAGCCAGCATAACATCTGTAGGGAACGGCCAAGATGGTGGCAATAGTTATTTTATAAACACAAGCACTTGTTATGCGCAGGGTGGGCGTAAAGGAACGCAAAACTCAACCGCTGCTACAAGTGGCAAAGTGGGTGATGGAGGCGGAGAAGGCGGCGGAAGCTCAGATAACAGAGGTGGCGCGTGTGGTGCAGCAGGTTACAGCGGAAATGGCGGTAACAGTGCATATAGCAACACACAACCAGGTGCTGCGCCTAGCGGTGGTGGCGGGAGTGCAGCATACAACTTTGACCAGCAAGGATCACATGGAGGTGGTGGTGTAGGAATATTAGGTGAAGGTACATCTGGAGCTGCGCCTGGGACAAATACTAATGATGGTAATGGTAGAGGCGGTAGCGGTGGTGCTGATGGTGGATTTGCAACAAGCGGTGGCGGATATTTTAATGCAGGGACAAAAGGTGATGGCGGGGATTATGGCGGCGGTGGCGGCAGAGGAACCACTGTCAGTAGTTATCAGACAAACAGTGGCGCAGGAGGAAAAGGTGCGGTTAGGATAATTTGGGGTAATGGCAGATCATTCCCCTCAACAAATACGGCAGATGTGTAATGTATCTTGTAAAAATAGAAGATGGCGCAGCAGTAACTTATCCAATTCCTGAGCAGAATGTGCGAGATTGTGAACCCATGTTTCACGGGCAAATGATAACTCCAGAGCTGGCGGGGCAGTATGGCTACGGCATCTATGAGGCAGGCGTTAAGCCAAATGAACAAAAATACAAAAGAATAGAGCCTGGAGAAATAACGCAGCGTGAAGACCTGATATGGGTACAGCAATGGGTGACACGCGATGCAACTGACGAGGAAAAGGCAGAGGAAGATGCCTGGATGTCAGGCGAAATGCGCGCACAAAGAGACACTCGATTGAGATGGGATGTGGACTCCATGAATCCAATTAGGTGGGCGACACTTACCACTGAGCAACAGACTGCAATGACCAACTACCGTCAGCAGCTACTTGATGTCCCATTACAAGAGGGATTCCCGTGGGAAATCGCGTGGCCCGAAAAGCCAGAGGTATAAGATGAGCAGAGCAAGAGATATTAGTGATAGTGGGTCTGTTATAAATATATTAGACGGAGCTTCGCCTGGCACAATCGTAAACTCAAAAGCAGTGGCGTATGGTTCATCAGGTGAGGTCAACGCAACAACTTTACAGTTAAGTGGCGTCGATTTACAAACACAATTGGACGCTAAGGCGTCTACAGGAAAAGCCATTGCAATGGCTATAGTCTTCGGAGGCTAAAAAATGGCTGCACCAAATATAGTAAATGTTGCCACGATTACAGGTAAACTCGCTGTCCAAGCAATAGGCACATCACCGACAGCAATCGTCAGCAATTCTTCGTCAAGCAATAAGGTATTCAAAGTAAATGCTCTTTATATCAGCAACGTGGATGGGACAGCTTCTGCAACTGTAAACGTTGACGTTTTTAGATCATCTACGGCATATCACTTGGCAAAGACTGTTCTAATACCAGCAGACTCTTCACTCGATGTGCTGACAAAATCGATCTATTTGGAAGAGGGTGACTCACTCAGACTGACAGCAAGTGCTGCCTCGGACTTAGAAGGTGTGTGTTCGTATGAGGAAATTAGCTGATGACCGCTGATGTTACTTTAACAGTCACAGTCGCTGGCGGTAAATTTCTAATCGATGGTGTTTCGCAAGCGACCGTTGATGTTTCGAGATGTATTACTTATAGGTTTGATCAAAGCGACTCCTCAAACAGCGGCCATCCTTTGCGTCTTTCGCTTACTTCAAATGGCACTCATGCTGGTGGCTCAGAGTATACTGAAAGAGTAACAATCAGTGGCACACCAGGCTCTTCTGGGGCATATACAGAAATTGAAATATCTGCAAAGCGAGACATTTACTATTACTGTTCAAACCACAGCAATATGGGAGGTGTAGTCAGGTTCAATTTTCAAAATATACTAAATTATCCCAGAAAGTTTTTGTCGAATAATGAAATAAGAAATTTATTGAGGACAAATGACTACGGCAGTCTTTTGCCACTATCCGCAATAAATGTAGCAAGCACTAACGAGATCACTACAGCAACGGTCACATATACTGCGAGCGCAACTGCGACTTCTTATGGCGTATATTATTCTACTTCTCCTGGTGTAACTACTTCTGACACACTAATTTCAGGTGGCTCATCCTCAACGTCACTTACTGGGTTGAGTGCAAACACAACTTACTACGTCCGTGTTGCGATGATAAATAGTAATGGCACTACCTTAACTGAGGCTGACATATCATTTACGACTTATCCTGCCGGCACGACCATACTTAACGCGGGTACTACCACAACATACACTTCTTCCATGAACAATTATGCGGTCGTTGCATTACCTGTTGGTAAAAGCGTAGAAATCCACGTTTCAGGCGGTGGTGGCGGTGGCGGTGGACACTGGAATCACAGCGGCGTAGCAGGAGCGCAAGGCGGCAAAGCGGCTCTTAGCTTCACAAGCAACGGCGAAATCTTAAAATATACTGTTGGAGGAGGTGGCACAGCTAGTGGTGGTAATTCAAGTAACGCATACCAACAAGCTGGTGGTGGCGGTGGAGCCAGCGCAGTTCTTTTAAACTCTAACAATTCAGTGATTATTGCCGCTGGTGGTGGGGGTGGAGCATCGAGTGCCTGGAATAATCCGCCTACGACTCCTGGCGCGGGTGGAGTGGTGGCTTCAGGAAACAACACAGCCGATGGTGGTGTGCCAAGCCCAAACCGTAATAATCAAACTTCAGCGGCTACTGACGGAGTCGCAGGATCAAACAGCGATAACAGCAACATAAGCGGAAACAATACAGAGGGTGGTTACGGTGTAGGCCAGAACAGTGATAACCCAAACAATTACGGTGATGGCAGCGTGTCAGGATACGGACAAGGAGGTGGAACCTACGGTTCTTACTATGGCACTGGTGGCGGCGGCGGTGGCGGCTATAAAGGCGGTGCTGGCGGGGTCTATTGGCAGTCTGGTGGGGG